CAATGATTCGTTTGCCATTTAATGGTGTAAAAGGCGACATGAACAGCAAGAACGTGCAAGTGCAAGTTCCTTGTGTGGAGAAGTGGGGAGACAGGTGTCCTATCCTCGCAGAAGTTCGCACTTGGTTTAAAGATAGTTCACTTGAAGAAATGGGTCGCAAGTATTGGAAGAAGCGTAGTTACATCTTCCAAGGCTTTGTAAACGAAAACCCATTACAAGAAGATAGCACACCTGAGAATCCAATTCGTAGGTTTGTTATTTCACCAAGCATCTTCAACCTAATTAAAGATGCACTTATGGATCCAGACATCCAGGAAATGCCAACTGATTATCATCAGGGTCTGGACTTCCGTATTACTAAGACCACTAAAGGTCAATACGCTGACTACAGTACAAGTAAGTGGGCACGTAAAGAAACTGCACTTACTGAAGCACAAATGGCAGCAATCGAAACACATGGTCTGCATAACCTCGCAGACTTCCTTCCAAAGAAGCCTACAGACGTAGAGCTGAATGTGATTAAAGAGATGTTCGAAGCAAGTGTGAACGGCGAACAGTATGACGTAGAACGTTTTGGTCAATACTATCGTCCATATGGAGTTGACGCTCCTGCAGGTTCCTCAACCTCTAGTACGTCTACTGCACCAGCGGCAGCCCCATCAACACCTGCTCCGGCAGCACCTGTAGAAACAGTAGCAGAAACTGCTGCTCCTGCTCCGCAAACTGAAACAGTAGCGGCTCCAGCAGCAGCAGAAGCATCAGGTGGCGACAGCAAGCGGGCTGAAGACATCCTTGCGATGATTCGTAACCGCCAATCATAACTAACAATACAGGGGGAGTGTAATGCTCCCCCTACTACAGCCGGAAGGAAAGTTCGATGGCAAAACCATTTGATGTGAGCAAATTTAGAAAAGACATTACAAAAAGCATTGACGGCTTGTCAATTGGCTTTAATGATCCAACAGACTGGATCTCAACAGGCAGTTATGCACTTAACTATCTAGTGAGTGGCGACTTCCGCAAAGGCGTGCCCATGGGCAAGGTCACTGTTTTTGCAGGCGAAAGTGGCGCTGGTAAAAGTTACTTTGTAAGTGGCAATATTGTGAAACACGCACAAGAGCAAGGCATCTTTGTAGTGCTGATCGACAGTGAAAATGCACTAGACGAAGCATGGCTGCATGCGCTGGGTGTTGACACAGACGAAAGCAAACTGCTGAAACTGTCAATGAGTATGATTGACGATGTAGCAAAAACTATCTCAACATTCATGAAAGACTACAAAGCAATGGCTGAGGAAGAACGTCCCAAGGTGTTGTTTGTTGTTGACAGTCTTGGCATGCTACTTACTCCAACTGACGTAGATCAGTTCGACAAAGGTGACATGAAAGGTGACATGGGACGCAAGCCCAAGGCACTTACTGCACTAGTGCGTAACACAGTTAACATGATCGGTAGTTACAACGTAGGTATGGTATGTACTAACCATACATATGCTAGTCAGGATATGTTTGATCCAGATGATAAGATTTCAGGCGGACAGGGCTTTATCTATGCAAGTAGTATTGTTGTTGCTATGCGTAAGCTAAAACTTAAAGAAGACGCAAACGGCAATAAAGTAAGTGACGTAATGGGTATTCGTGCTGCATGTAAAGTTATGAAAACTCGATATAGTAAACCTTTCGAAGGTGTGCAAGTAAAGATTCCTTACGAAACAGGAATGGATCCATACAGCGGATTGCTTGACTTGTTTGAGAAAAAAGGACTGCTTACTAAACAGGGTAATCGACTGAAGTATACAACAGCATCTGGGGAAGAGATGCTTGAATTCCGCAAGGGATGGACAGGCGATAAACTTGAAGTAATTATGAAAGACCTTTCTGATGTAGACTTGCTAAGTATAGCAGATGCTCCTGTTGAGGACGTTATAGATCCAGAGACTGGCGAAGTACTAGAGGAAGCGAATGAGTAAAGACACAGAATTGGTAGAAACAGTTTACACAATCCTGAAAGAATATATCAGCAATAAAGACATGCAGATGGCCGCAGATCATTTGGTTGAAGAACTGCAAGAACATCTCACTGAGGAAGAAGTATACAATCTCAGTGGTATGGACAAGTATGTTAAGAACAGTGTTGAAGAACTGCTGGGCGAAGAGGACTTCGAAGAATACGACGAAGAGGATGACTATTGAGTCAATGGTACAACAGAGTCGTAAATGATTTAGCAAGTATTCCTGCTTTCATTAGTTACTATGAAGGCGAACTAGAAGAAGCTAAATTTGAGTGCGGAGTCAAAGGCATTGTTGAGAAAAACATCAGTGCCTTGCCTGGCATAACCGAACACCGTTTCAACCAATTGCAAGAAATAGAAGCAGTGTTGAATTTTCTCAACATTCAACTGCGTAAGATAAGACGCAAACACTTTCAGAAATACTTAGAAGCATATGCTCGTGCGCTTACAAGTCGTGACGCAGAGAAGTATGTTGATGGTGAAGACGAAGTAATCGACTTTGAAACTATCATCAACGAAGTTGCACTGTTGCGCAACAAGTGGCTTGGTATAATGAAAGGACTTGATGCAAAACAATGGCAAATGGGACATATTGTTCGTTTGCGCACTGCAGGCATGGAAGACATTAAAATCGAATGAACTGGGACACGCAACAAAGTCATGAACACAGTTTACGTACACTAAACCTGTTGGACGGCTTTGATGATTTTAAAGCAAGCATCAAACATCTAGCAGACTTTGGATGTGGCAAAGGACTTGATTTGGAGTTCTTTGCACACATGCGTGAACTTAACGAAGACGGAACACCTGGCAGATATCTCAATATCAATTGCGTAGGCTTTGACTTGGATGCTGAAAGCAATCAAGGCAGCAGAGATAATATCAAATACAAAAACTGGGATCTCAACAAACATAAAGGCACATTGTGGAGTGTTAAGTTTGATCTTATTTGGTGTCACGATGTTATGCAGTACTTGCACAGTCCTGTAAACTTTTTAAAGTTTGTAAACAAAAATCTCAATGAGGGCGGTATGTTGTACTTGGGTGTACCAAGCACAGTAAATGTACTGCATCATACTTTTCAAAACTATACACCCAGCGGACACTTGAACACGTTTACTGTTACACAGTTGATCTACTTGCTTGCGCTAAACGGATTTGATGTCAAAGACTTTTACATCAACAAACACAAGTATGATGACTATATTGAAGCAATTGTGTACAAAGAAAGAGATCCACTGCCTAGCAACACCAGTTGGTTTGAAATGGTAGACATGGATATTTTAAACGAGCAAACCAAAGAACTTGTTATGGGCAACAATGTTCTCAGTGATCAGGGCCTTACTACACTTTGGCTAGACGGAGTAGTGCAAGATTTTAGATGGCATACCTAAGTCTTTGCCACTGTTCTCCAATTTCATCTGCTCTATATTCAACATAACTCAAACGATTTAACCATTTTGTACGATCAACTCGCCTGAGGTCATCGTGTGTGCTGCCCATGAGATATGCTAAACTGCTGGTGCTTACAACCGCAGGCACACCATTCATAATTGCATGTATACCTGCATTACTGCTATGACTCACAACGTAGTGAGTATGCTTTAGCATGTGTTCTAAGTCAAAACTGTCGTATGTCTGTTGAATGTGCTTGGGAATGTTCCAAGTGACGCCTTGCTGCTTGTACCAATCCATGTCACAACTCCAATGTAATCCTTCTCTGAAGCGAGGATGACTGCGCACTACAATTGGCTTGTCGCTATGCAAACGTATCTCTTCGATAGTTTGCTTGTAGTATGTGTCCATGTCTGGCATGTGACGCCATTGATGGCTATGTCCATGCTGACCGCAAATCAATATGTATTCGCCTTCGTTCTGCCAAGGCTTTAATTCCAGTCCAAGTTTTTTAACACGCTCGTCGCCTGGATCTTTAGGTATCATGAACTGAGCATCCTTGTTGATGCCGTTAATACCCAGCTTCCAAGTTTCGTTGCGTATCAGTCCACCTACTTCAATTACAA